CACTTCGTCGGGGTCGAACACCTTCACCGTCCGGATGGCGAAGCCCTGGTAGGACTCCGAAGCGCCCCACGGGGCACCGTCCGGAACGCGCGGCGCGCGAGAGGACAGAACGTACGCCGTCCGGTGGAAGGCGAACGCCTTGTCGGAGGCGAGCCCCGGAATGGAAACCACGTCCATCCCCGCAACGCGGCCGATGCGGGCCTCGCGCAGGGTCTCCGTGCCTCCCGACTGATCCGCCCGAACGAACTTGTCCGACTGGAGAAGCTGCGACTCCAGGTCGGACCCGACCGCGAGAACGCGGCCCATGCCCGGCACCCGAGCGTTGTTCAGGTACTCGCGGGCTTTCACCGCGACATCGCTGTAGGGGTCGGCGCCTTCTGCTTCCGGTTTGAAGGCGATTTCGTTCGCGTACGTCGCTTCCTCGATCAGGTCGATCAGCTCCTGCTCGATCTGGAGCACGATGCCGGTCATCACCGGATTGAGCACCTGCGAACCGAAGTTCGAGATGTCCAGATTCAGCTCCTCGTCGCTGATCCCTACGTCCTTGTAGACATCCGTGTCGAGGGTCACATCCACCTTGCGCTCGTTCAAGGTGTCCTTCGTCCGCGCCCCGCCTTTGCGCAGTTCGCGGGTACGCGCCGGGGCATACGCCGGGAGCCGCAACGAGATCGTGTCGTCTTTGGCCCCGGTGAAGTCCCCACCGGCGTCGCGCCAGACCAACTGCGGAAGCGTCAGCTCACGCAGCAACAGTCCAAGCGCCGTGTTGGCAACCTTCGTTGCCTTGATGAATTCGCCCATTGCGAATTCTCCTTTCGTGCAGACGCGACGCCGGTGGAAAGCCGATCAACTAAGCCTGAGCGGCTTAGTACATCGACGGAACCGACTTCGCTAGCTCCCGGGGGTCTTCCTCATCGGGCTCCGATGACGGAGAGGCGCCGGGCTTCAACCCCTCCTTTGGACGCTCGCGGGTGCTCTTGTTCTTCTCCTCGTCGGTCTCTTTCGAGCCCTCCGGATTGAAGTCCTTGAGCAGTTCGTCCGCGTCCTTTTCCAGCTCCTCCTCGGTCTCGCCGACGAGTCGCTTCGCTTGGGTCTCACTGAGACCCTTTTTGAGCGCCACCCGCAGACGAGTGACCTCCTTCTGGGCTTGCTCCGCCTTTTGCTCAGCGGAACCCGCCCGCTCTGAGAGCTTCTCGGACTCAGATTTGTCTTTGTCCTCGTGCTCCTTGAGCCGCTTGCGAAGACCCTCAGCCTCCGAATTCGCCTTCTTGATCTTCGCTTCCGCGCGCTCGCGGTCGAACTTGTCCGACTCGCTCTCGCCCTTCCGCTCCGGCGTGTTGGGCTCCTCGGTCTCCTTGCCGGGCTCGACCTCCGGGGTCTCCTCCGGCTTCTTGTTCTCTTCCGTCATCTGAATGAACCTCCTGGGTTCTGGCGCGGCACCCTCCAGGGGCATCCGCGCCGGGTTTACTCCGCCGAGCCCTCCAAGGCCCGCCGGAACGTATTGAGCGGTGTGTCCGACATTGAGGCACCTGACGTGTCCCACAAACGGGCGAACTCGTCGGCCCTGCCGGGCCACTCTGATCCGTCGTATGACGGCTCCCCTGCGCACGAGCAGTGATCGTGCGCTTGGAATTCGGAAGTTTCTTCGCCGTAGACCGCCCCCCGCCCGGAGAGCATCGCGCAGAACGCGCACGGATTCCCACTCGTGACGCGCGTGAAGCCTCGCGCTTCGCTGTCTTTGGCGGTGGACAACACGATCGTATGGCGTCCGCCGTCGAGCACATGGCGAGTGACCGCGCCCGACGTGCGAACAAACGCCGTCTGCATCGCCGCCTGCGGGCTCTGCCCGGCGGCTATCGCGGCATTCGTCATGTTCCGGCCCGTGATGTACAGGGATGACGCGACGGCCGCTGTATCGGCCGGAGGCGCGACGCGCGGCGTCGGCGAGCCTCCCACGCCCTCGATCCGCCGGAAGGCCTCGTAATAGCCCGACGCCAGCGCTGACGACATCTGACGGAAGCCGTTGACCAGGGGCACGCTCGCCTGTATCAACTGCGTGAAGCTTGCCTCGTCGCCGCGCCACAGCGGCCAGATGCGCTGATAGCCCTGAAGCGCCTGCGCGCGGATGCGGAGCTGCGCGTTGCGGTGCTGGACGCTCAGCGCCGCACCCTCCGCCGTGCGCGCCATCAGGAAGCCGCTGGCGACCCGTCCGGCAACACGAGCCCGCTGCCACCGGAAGCGCCGCCGTCGCTCGCCTGCTTTTCGAGCATATCGCTGAGCACTTTGAACGAATCCCCTTGGGCGGCTGCCGCTTTCCACCGTTCCACGTCTTGCTGCGTGGCGCCCGGGACCCGCTCCCAAAGCTCTTGCGGCGGGATGCCTAGCATCTGTACGAGCTTCCCCAGCGCGTCCACCGTGGCGGCGAAAGATCGCGCCGACGTATCGCGCCAGACGACCTGAGCGTCATCTGGGACCTCGACCCCCATGATCTGGCCGACAAGCCATAGAACCTGCTCGTGCGACTCGCCGAGCAGCGTCTTCCGCTCATCGACCTTGCGGTCGCGTCCGGCCTCCGCCGCCGCCAGCGCCTCCGCCGACATATTGACCAGCTCGCCGATCAGCTCGTGAACCGGCGTCTGGGAGAGGGTCGCAGCGTGTCGCAGGGACGCCTCGCGCGATTTGATATAGCCCTCTAGATTGGTCTCGGAAAACTCGCCGAGCTTCATATCCTCCGGGTTCTGGTCGAACGTCCAGAACTGCGAAGCCCCTGCTTTTTTCTTCTCCGCCTCCGACTCAGCGGTCCACCCGATCGCATAGCGCTGGCGAAAGGCGGAGTACCACTGCGCGACGAGCAGCCCAAACGTGGTCAAGTCGATCTGATCCTGCACGGACATCAGCGGCGCGACCTGGCCCATCAGCGGCACGTCGAAGCGCCCCGGCGTCCGGCCCGGTTCGGCCGCTACATCGTCGTCGGCGTCGAGATCGTCTTCGTCGAGGAACCTGACGACCGGCGTGACGCCCATCTCATGCTCACGAGTTTCGATGTGCTTAAAATCCTCAGTCTTCGAGACTCCGAAGAAATAGACGGCCTCGTCATCGTAGAGACGGAACGATCGCCCGCCCGTGCGCTCAAGCGCCCAAACCGGCCAGTCCCGGCTCTCTCCGTACATGCAGAGCATCCGCCGCGGCGACACGCCGCGAATAACCGGCAACGCACCGTCCGCAGCGGGTAAGACCACCGCGTAGGAAGCGCCGTAGGCGAATGCCGCGCGATGAATTCCGACCTGGCGCGCGTCCATCCGGTTCGCCTGCCACGCCCGCCAGACCTCGATGTCCTGCGCCGCCGCCTTCGTCCGGAAGCCGTCAACAAAGGCCGATTGCGCGAGCGTATCGATGACGATTTGGCACACGTTGACGCGCGCGATCTTCGCCATTTCCTTCACCTGGTTCGGCGCCGTGCTTGGAATGACACCGGGCAGTTTTTGGCGCCCTTTCCAGTAGCGCCGAACGGTATCGAGCTGCTCGCGCTCCTTTGAATGAAAATTCTTGAGCTGCGTCGCCTGCTCGACCGCTTCAGTCGGTTTCAGCATTTTGCTCAGCACCCCCTTTCTAAAAGCTCGCCTTGCCGCTGCGCTTTTTCTTCTTCTTCCCCGTCGCCATGTAGAGGCGGCGGGCCATCCGCGCCAGCGTGGTCGCGGGAACCGCGTCGATCTTCCGAGCCGACTCGCGGTGCTCCTTACCGACCGACACTCCCCATGCGTTCGGCCGACGCCGCGCATTGTGAAAATGCTGCTGCACCCTTTTGTCTCCATCGTCGCGGAACATCTCCTCGAGGATCTCATCGTGGAGCCGTTCAACCTCGATCGTGAAGTCTTTTTTCCGGCCGCGCATATCCCATGCCACCGGATGTTTCGCCGTCGCTTTCACGCCGTAGCCCTCCGCGTACAGCTCCGCCCACTTGTCCACGTAGGACTCCCACGGGTGGAGGTCGGAGAAGAACGCGACCACCGTGTATCGCTCGTGCGCAGCCTCGACCGCCTCGTCGATCTCCTCGCGCGGAACTTCGCCGCCGTGCTCGCTCGGAACCCACACCCCCAGCGTGAAGGTGTAGCCGTCCGAGACCCGACAGGCCCGCAGCACCGAATGGTCATCGGTCTTCGATCCATCGAAGCCCAGCGTGATCTCGTCGCCCGCCGCGACCTTGATCTCGTCGCCCGCCGCGAGAGCATCCCACTCGTGCGGCGCGACCCAAGCATCCTCCGCCGCGACCACTTGATTCAGGTAGAACCGCCGCGACGAGGCGGCGCTGTTCCGCAGATCGTAAATCTCGTCAACGTGACGATCCTCGTCGAGCCATTCCGAATCGCCGCGAGCCGCGCGCAGTCCACAGCGCAGCTCCTCACCCTCAGCGATGTCGATCTTGGGCGATGCCTCGATGGAGTCATAGAGGAACCCCTTGCCCTTCGAGCGGCCCTGATCTATCGCCTGCCACGCTTCGTAATCGTGCTCGGCGTCAGAGTCCTCACCGGGCTCGTGCGCGTTGCTGATCGCCAACACCCGTGCGGCGCCGTCGCGCGCCTTCGTCGTATTGCGGGTGATGACCTCCGCCATCGCGTGCCCCTCGTTGTTCTTGACCCAATGCTGAGTCTCGTTCTTCAAGGTGAAGGTGGGCCGCGGTCCCTCCAAAGCCCGCGGGCTCGACGTGACCGCTTCGAGGCGCGACCGCCCGCCGTGCGCGTAGATCAGCTCCTTTCCAAGGTCGATCTCGCACGCGGCCGTCAGCTCGTCGGAGAATAGGCCCGGAAACAGGGTCATCGTGTTCCGCGTCTGATCTTTCGCGACCGCCGCAATCAAGACCCACGATGCCGGGTGCGGGACCGCGACCGGATTGCCGTGCGCATCGAATCCATCGAAGCGGCACGGCCCGACGAACTCGACGCCGCAGATGGTCGCGGCAATCGGGTCCTTGCCCCAGCCCTTGACGCGCCTCAGCATCCCGTACCGCTCACAGAACCGCCCGGCCGCGTCGATCGCATACCACCATAGGAGGAACCGCGCTTGCTCCGGCGTGTACTGCCAGGGGCGCCCGGTTTCCGGCCCGTCCGGCTGGCGAAGGAACTCCGCCGTCCACGCGAGCACATCCCAGCCCAGCGTGCGCTCCGGCAGGATGTACAGCCCAGCGTCGTCTTTCTGCCAGGTCGGCCCGATGGCGATCGGCGCCTCGATCTCGGCTTGACGCTTACGTGTCAAGGCCGCACTCATCCGATCAACCCCGGGTGCCTCTCCGCCGGACGCCGCCGCGGCGGGCGATGCCAACCGGACGGCTTCTCTTCAGCAGTCCGTTTGCTATGGCAAGGATGACACAGCGCCTCAAGATTTCCCTCATCGTGCCCCGCCGGACCCTCGTGTCCGAGACCGTCGCGGTGATGCACGTCCGTCGAAGCCGCCTCGCAGCCTTGCTCCTCGCAGACCGGGTGCTTCGCTAGGTACCGGCGGCGGGTGCGGCGCCAGCGCCGATCGCTGTAGTTCTGCTCACCCACGGGTGCCTCCCGGGACTACTCGCCGAGCTTGATCTTGTGCTTCCGCTCGACGATCACGATGCCCTTCTTTTCGTGCTCGTTGAAGCCGACGCCTTTAACTTTCCCTTCGCCGCTGGCGATAATCTCGCCGTCCGCGTCGGCGACCGTCACCGTGACGGCCTCGCCGCCCCTCAGTGGACGTGAAGACTCCATCGTCCCGCTGGCGCCAACCGACAGCATCCGGAAGGCGTCCGGGTTCTGCTTCCAGCCGGGCGCATAGAACTCCTCGCGCGCTCGCTTCTCCTCCTCAGACTCAGGGAAAAGCGGCTCGCGCTCACCGGGCGAATTCATGCGCAGCTCCTTTCGAGCGAAGATAGACGCCGGGCGCGGGACTGACGGTTCCGCGACCGCCTGCTAGGCGCGCGCCTATCCGATGCCCGTCGCTTCGTCCGCTGGCGGTCGGTAACGCCGCGGCCCAGCTCTGAATCCTCCCCCTCAAGCCAGCCAAGGCACGAGGGGGCGGGGGACTACAGGGGAAGTGAGCCGCCGTGCGTAGCTGTCTCTGACAACCGCGCCACTCCTCTATTAGGGAGGCTGGCTGGCTCGACCGGGATTACACAGCCCCGGTCGGACGGAAAAGTGTCAGCTTGCAAGGCGGCTTTCAGCGGCGTCGGCGCGCGCTCTCGCGCCCGACAGATCGCCCTTGCCGAGACGCTGGCGGATCACAAACACGTCGCCGCTGATGTCTACGTGCTTCGCCTTGGCCCGCCGCACGATCGACGCGATCCGCACACTCAGCGGCTGCTCCCGTTCGCGGGCTCGCGCCTCCTCGACCTCGGCGTCGAATCGTGCCCGTGCCAGCTTTGACCCGGTGTAGTTCTCGATCTCGTGCGGCGGCACCGCCTCCGGCTCCGGCGGCTCGCGATCATTCCCGCCCACCACGCCCGCCACCCGTTCCGCAGGGCTCGGCTCGTAGGGCTCCGCCAGCTCGTCGGGCGCCC